CGAACGAATCGCCGCGCCGACGCCCAGATTGCGCTCGTGCCGCACTACAATCGCGCCGGCGTTTTGTGCCTCTGCAAAAGTCTGATCCGTCGAGCAGTCGTCCACCACGACGGCCCTGTCAACCACCCCCGCTGGAATCTTCGTGATGACCCGTCCAATTTTGCCTTGCTCATTGTATGCGGGAACGACGACCAGTGTCCGCAAGCGGCGTTCACTCACGTCCGCATCCGTCCATCCTCACATTCGATCGCGAGCCGGCCGGCGCGACCGACATCATCACGGTCAAGATGCAAAAGACCGACGCGTACATCGGTACGATCTATTGGTTCCCAAAATGGCGCCACTACGTATTTGAGCCGGCGTCTGGATGCGTCTATAACGCCAGATGCCTGGATGACATCCGCGCTGAGCTCGTTGCGCTTATGGATGCCTGGGCGAGAGCTACAGGACGTGAGCCGCGGTTGGGGGCGCCGAAGTTTGGCGATACCGGAAAGCGCGTCAGACCACGCCGAGCCCGCAGCGGACAAAAGGCGCGAGCTGCCGAAGGTAAAAAGGCGTCATGAAAAAGGGTCCTAGGCCGAAACTTTGGCAACATCCGATTGTTAGCCCTACTCAGCACAATAAGGACCGGAGACGAGCCGTCAAAGCGCTAGGACGACCACTGGCGCGCCGTCATCCCGTCCATCATCATAGCCATACGCAGCTCGTCATCTGCGAAAGCATGGCCTACCATCGGCTCCTAGAACATCGCACTCGTGCCTTCTATTTCGGGTGCAACCCCACTACTGAGCGTGTCTGCTTCTGTTGCCGGGCGATCTATTCTGCCCAATACAACCCGACCCTTTGCCCTGATTGCGTCTATTTCTCGCCCATTTGGGGTCCTAACGGTTCTGCTTGGAAGGAGCAATCCAATGACAAAACGTAAAAATCCTCACGCCATCGCGCTCGGGCGCAAAGGTGGCTTGGCCTCTAAGGGAAAGACCAGTCCAGCCAAGACGGCCTCATCTCGAGCAAATTTGCTTAAAGCCCGCGAAAAGAAAAATCGCGATACCCGCTTGACATCTACAGCGCTGTAGCGTATATTGGTCTCTGTCAGCCGTTAACCTCGACACTGAGCGCCGCAAGCGCTTGAAAGTGAGGCCCGCAATGAAAGCCTTCGTTCCCCACGTTCTGTTCACCCTCGCGGAACAAGCCGATGCACGCCTGACGGCCACGATCGCGGCGCGTACGGATGGCAAGCGCGACCGCTGGACGATGACTGCCGCGGACTTGCTCAACTATCCTGAAATCCGCGAGGCCCTGCGCGCGAAGCAGAACGCTGATGAGGTATGGCTCACGTTCTTGCGCTCCACGCGAAACCGTGCGGTATCTCATGGCTAAATGCTGGAAGTGCCATAAGCGCTGTCGGGCCGATATTTCGTGCCTGTGGTGTCGTCGTGGCCCGATGTGTCTCAACTGCAAATGCGACTGTCGGTTGTGGCCAAACGACGCAGACCCAGACGGGCGACCACGTTGCGACAATTGTGGACTCACAGAATGCGAATGCCGCACTGGCAATGAAGGTGACTTGGGATGAGCGCGAAGCGATGGAGGGTGGGGGGCAATCGGTATGTGACGATCAGCTACACCCGCGAAGCCCTCGAACTGCTCGGCCCGGCGCTATGCCGAGGCGGTCCAAATCGCGGTCGATGCCACGTCAGAACAGGATTCATGTCTCACGCCTGTGGCTGGCACGCCGTTCTACATCGGCCGGAAACCGGGCCGGATCTCGCTCTGGGGCGAGAACAGCCATATGCAGGATGCCTACTACACTGTCGACGAAATCGCGCGAGCCATCGCGATCAGTCTCCAAAACGAAGGGCAATGTGCCTAAAGGCCCAGCCTTCATTTTGCGGAATATGCCCGTCGATCTCTGGGCGCGGGTCAAGGCCCAGGCGACGCGCGAGGGGCGCCCGTTACGCTGGCTCCTCCTGAGATTGCTGGAACTCTATGCAAGCAAAGGGCTTGACGCACTGGAGAAGGAATCATGAGCGCCAATCTTTATTGGATTCCGATCTCGACGGCGAAGAAAAGCCTTGATGTCTTGACGCCAAGTCGGTTTGTAGAAGCGATGAAGCGCGCATTCGGCGACTCGCCGTGGCGATTGGATCGCGGCGCTTTGTCGAGGCTAGAGGGGATGTCGGCCATGTGGGATCACGAGCCGAATCCGTTTGAGACTCTCATCGCGGCGATTCAGAACGACGGAAATATGCGCGAACTCGAAGTCTGGCCGGAGTACTGACATGAGGGACCCAGAGATTACCAAGCATCTGCACGCCTTGTTTGACGCCAACAATACGGCGTTCGCGGCGCTGCGTCGCGCGAATACCGCCATGAGTGACGCGACGACGGCGATGGGCGTGGCGATTCAAGCGCACAACGACGCGATCCATTCCGCGTTGGACGCGAACCAAGCCGCGATCGATGTCCTACACGCCTTCGAATCGCGCGACGGGAGTCAATCATGAGTGTCCGCATTCTCTACGATGCCGACCGGGAATACGCCGTCCTCTATTGCTCCACGTCCATGTGGGCCTTCGGACCCGTCTTCACGCATGAACCGACAACCGATGAGCATGAACGCATGGATGCTCAGGATTTGGCGCAATCGTTCTTGGACTGGCTCGAGACGACCGCGAATTTCGGCCAGTACGAGCAGAGCCTGATCGGCGCGCCACGGCGTGATGCGCGACTTTTGACCGAGGCCGGGCTGAGTGCCGCCTATGCGGATTGGCTGGTCTATGTCCACCAAGAGAATGAGGTGCAATCGTGACCGCTAAGCAGACATGGTGGCTTTCATTTGTGGGGCCGGAGGGCTTTCGCGGTGTCGTACTCGTCGACTGCGCGATGCTTGCGGAGGCGCATCTGATCATCAACGCACGCGGCGTGAATCCGGGCGGGGAAATCGCGGGCTTCTCGTTTTCTGCTGACGATGATCGGATGGATGCCGCAGACAGGAAGCGGATGGCCGCCCTTCCGCGATTGACGCGACTCACCCGCGCGCAATTGGAAGCCACAGGTCTAGATGGCCAAACATTTGGAGAAGCGCGTCAATCCGGCGGATTCGACGTCGATGCGGCTGAAGCTGGGATGGAAGTTATCTGCGAGGACTGCAATCTCAAGGTGCAATCATGACGGTACTCGTTGATACGAAAGTTCATGACCTCGCCGAAGCATTCCTGAGCGATTACGTCGTGGTCCCCACGAATGCGCCGGTCGAGCGTGCTGCGGAAGTCCAGACATTGGCCGAGGTCATCCAAGTCGCCATCGAGGAACACTTGGAATGGGCGGTGTCGCACGATCGCATCAAGGAAAGCTAAATGACCAATGACCAACTGCGAGCTGTCCGTCGCCATCTCCGCGAAGGCCATCAGAAACTGTTTGACCTGCAAGGCACCCAGATCGCGGGGCTGCGTGAAGCGTTGACGGCACTGAGCCGCGCGCATGATGAAATGGTGCTCTTGATGCGCGCCGACAATGACTTGGACGATCTCACGGAGCTAGATGACAACTAACCTTGCGTGCCGAAAGGGCAACCACCATGAAACCTACGCAACTGCTTGGAATTATCCTCGTCTGTCTCGTGGCTAATTCGGCGTACGCGCAGAACCCGCCACATCCGGCCAACTGGAACACGATGAACGCGGCCGATCAAGCCGCGTGGACTTCGATCGCCACGATGCCGCGTGCGGTGTTGCGACTGCCAGACTTTCGGAATGGAGAACGGATTTGGGTGTTGTGGACGTTCTTCAAATCATGGGCAGTCGTCGATCATGATGCAGTGGGCAATACAGACGGGAGCAGTACGGCGAATAACAAGGACATCAATTATTCGTACTTTGAAACCCTGAAAGATTGTACGGATGTGCAGAACTGGATGGTGTCGCTACCGAGGGCTAAATGGATGGAGGCATCCATCATCACGTTTCAGTGTTTCCCAAGCGAGATTGATCCACGGCAGAAATAGTCGCCTAGCGTGGCATGTTCGCGCGCAGGTAAATGCTGCGGAGCGCGTTGGATTGTCCAGGCGTCAAGGCCCGACCACCGCTGATATTGGCGCTCACGGATTCGAGGAAGTTGGATTCCCATGGATTCAACGCCGTCGAGCTCTCCTGCATCAACGATTTCAACATCGTCGCATCAGAGGCCATCTGATGCGGCGCGATCGCAAGGCGTCCCGTCACGGGCGCTGGTCCAGTGGTCGGTAATTGTTCCATCTGCTTAAAGACTGGCAATTCATGGAAGGGCGTCTGCGGTTGCAATGGCGGTCCACCGCTGCGCGCCATCGGGATACCACCAGTGGTCGGCAACTGCGACATTTGCTGGGCGAGTGGTAATTCGTGGAACGGTGTCGGCGGCGCTTGCAACGGTGGGCCGCTGCTTCGCGCTAAGGGAATCCCGCCGGTCGTCGGGAGTTGGGGCATCTGCTGAGCGAGTGGTAATTCGTGGAAGGGCGTCGGCGGCGCTTGGTACGGTGCCATTCCAAGCCTGCCAGTGACGGGCGCCGGAGTGGCTGAGGGTAACTGCTCCATCTGCTGGGCAAGCGGCAAATCTTGAAACGTCTGCGGCGTCGGAACCTTTTGCATGAGGCGCCCGACGAATCGGCCGGTCGCGCCCGCAGCTGGCGCCTGTTCCATCACCACGCCAGACGTTCGAATCCAGTCACGGACAGGCGTCGCCCCATGTGAGACGGCCATGGGGGGAGCGCCTCGTAACCGGCTGATGCCTGGCCCGATGGCACCGGCGGCAAAGGGCAAAACATCCATGCCGAGTTGCATTTCTGGTGATGGGTTCACCATGCCTTGCACCGTGCGCTGGAACAGCGAGGGACCGCCTTCCTGCACATCGGCGCTGACCTGTGGCAATCCTCGAGCATCGCGCGGAATGGACGGCGCTGCTGCTGCGGTCGCTCGGTCGCGCACAATCCCGGCCGCACGCTTCGGATCGAAACCGGGCGGAAAGATATGCTCGGTCCCCGCATCGTCGACGATGATGACTTCCTGGTCGGCCATTACTTGATTTCGTTGCCGTTCATGTCATAGCGGACGGCCTTTCCAGCGCCAGCCGCGTCAGCCTTGCCGGCGTACTGCGTGAGCCATTTTTTGAACGAGGTGGTCGCGCCCTTGAACAGTGACAAGTCCATCGTCTTCGCGTTCATCAGGGCATCCATGCGCGCCATGATCGCGGGACTCCCACCTCCTCGAGCGCCCCCGTGCACCATGGCCATCCCAGATTTCAGGAGTCCCACATCGGAGCGGAACTGCCCGAGTAATTCAGCATTCTGCGGATTCCCGGCCGCCAGTTCACCAGCGCCGATACGACCCGCCATGAAATCGCCCCAGCGGCCGCCGAGCGGACCCATCAGCCCTAATTTATCGACCTGTTCAGCCTCGCTTTCGATGTCTTGGATATGGGCGAGCACGTTGGCCGCGTTCTCTTTGCGCGTTTGCGTCTGCGCCGTGTCAGGTCGCGCGAAGTCCTTGTTGAGCGCATCGGCTTTCGGCACGACGCGCGTGACGGGATTCCCTTGCGCATCCTGCGTCTGGAGCGTGACCGTGGCCATGGGCGTGGGTTGATGGTATGCGGGCTTCCCGATCGCCTCGCTTGGCCGCGTATAGACGCCTTTCCCGCCGACATCTACTTGCACTGGCGTGCCCGGCGGTCCTCCTGGTTCAGTCAGGAGCTGATACGGGATGTTGATGCCTTTCTCCAATGCTGGCCTGATCGCCATGAATTGCTGAAGTGGCGTCATCGTCTTGAAGCCCGGATCGGTCATCAGTTTCTGTAACTTGGCTTCGTCCTCGGCCCGCTGCCGTTCCTCAGCGGTGCCCAAATTGATCAGGCGTCCTGTCGGCGCCGGCGATGATGTCGTCGTACTCATCACGTCTGGCGCGGCTTTGAGCGTGCCGACCATGGGACCGGCTGGCGGCGTGTCCGGTGTGGATGTCTCCAAGGATGAGGACAATCCTCCTGGCGTTGGCATCCCACGGCCCATCTGCATCGAGGGCAACGTCATTTCCGGCGTCGTGGGCAAGCCTGTACCAGACGGGACAATATCGCCACGCTGATAGAGCTTGGAGGTCTCGGCCCGCCCTGCTTGTTCCATCGCGGCTCGCCGTTCCGCCAAGGCCGCCGCGTGTTCCTGCATCAGAATCTGCTGCTGCTGGTCCGCACGATTCGCCCCACGCAGAGTGATCTGATTCTGAAATTCCTGCTGCTGCTGGGCCATGCGGTCCAGCTGGCGTTGCCGGATCGACGCTTGGAGGCTCGCCAGTCCCCAGGGGCCCTGGAGGCCGAGACCGTCACCCATGGGACGCCTCCCATTCGGCATACGTGACACCCGCTTGCGGAATGAGCAATTTGTCGAGGTTCTCTTGGATGTCGAAGACCAGATGGGCCGAGCCGCCGAGCAGACCTATCCAGCGACATAGGATACGAGGGTCATCGGGATGCGACTGGGGAGGCCCAATCGATGTGACATATCGAGGCTTCACGAACACCTCACCTGTACGGCTCGTCAACATAACCCAGCCGGCGACGCGTAGTTCAACATCGGTTGCCATGCGTGTCTCCCAGTGCGATTGTCAACCGAATGGGCCGCGGATAGGGCATCTCATGAAACCCGTAGCGGTCGACGATGTAGTCGATGACTCGCTTGACAGTTTCCTGGCGTCCTTGCATCCGCCAGTCGCCGCCCGCCTGTCTGATGTAGAGGTGACTGACAGGATAACGGTCACTGTAGAGCACAGGCACGTCCCGATAGGTCGTCTGGTCCCCGTCGATCATGCAGGGACAGGCGCGGTGCAAATCTGCTCCGCAGGCGCAGCGGGATTGTGCGGCCAGTTGGTCCGCGTCAGTGAGCATTAGCCGTGCCCTGCGGTATCGCCCGGCTCATCCGAAGACCCTGATCCGCCGACTGGATAGAGATCGCCGCCGCCGCCGCCGCCTGCGGCTTTCCGTTTCCGATACCGGCTCAGCAAATCCCAGAAGGAGGGCGCCAAGGTCGCCGCGGTGCCGCCGAGCGTCAAGCCCGTGTCGAACGCGTTCCCCGACGGCAACGGCGTCGGCGAGGGAAGTGTTGGGAGCGGCGCGAACGTATCACCTTTCTGCTGGCCCTCAAGCGCCTGGCTGCTCAGGAGGCCGCCTAATTGGCGCGTGGCGGGGCTGAACATGCTGGGCCGCAGTCCCCCTTGGATGTTCGGAATCATGCCCTGGAGACGCGGCGGGAGTCCGCTGAAGCTGACATCCTGGGCATTGGCGAGGATATCGCCACGGACGGCATTCCCGGCCCGCATCCCTGGCGCTTCAAGGCCGAATCGTCGTTGGTTGATGTCAGCCGTGGTCCCGGCTAGGCCGGCCTGATAGCGCTCCAAGGCGAGCTGATCCTGACGTTGTTGGGCGAGCGCTTCTCGTTCGCGGGCATCGGCCCGACCGAGGGCAAGTGCACCAGCATCCTGGCCCAGGCCTGCCACACTATCCCAGATGGATTGGCCCGTTTTGTAGCCTGAATAGCCTTTCGCCAGATTCGCCCAAAAGCCGCCGCTGGCCGGCACGTTATAGGTTGAGGGGCCGATGAAATTCCCGGCCGCATCAAAGGCATCGCTCGTTGTAGCGGCGGTGGACACTGTAGGCGTCGCCGCCGTAGTGCCTCCAGAGCCTGCCCCTGGAGCGCCACCGCCGAATCCCCCGCCGCCGGCAGTGCGGCCTGTTGATGGTCCTAGCCGAGGATCGCCGTACGGATTCCATGCCGTGGCCCCAGCCGGAAAAAATCGTGACCAATCTTGGTCAGGGTCGTTTCGCCATGGCGTCTCTTGTAGGATCATTGGTTTAGCCGCGAAGCCCGGCTAGTGCTGCATTGGAATTTAGTTGAGCGCCGAATTCCGCCAAATTGATCGCTTGCCCCTGTTCTTGTAATTGGGCGTTGAGCGCCGCGATCTGCAATTGGATCTGTCTGGCAGATGCCGAATCACCAGCCGCCATCACCATAGACAAAAGATCTTGGAGCTCGCTCCGTCTGGAGACGATTTCTCGCTGGATGAGCTGCGAGCGGATGTTTCCAAGCGTTTGCCCAGACCGTTCGTTCGATTGCTGAATCTGACGCCCAATCAGGTCCGTATTCAGCCCGCCTTGGGCGTACGCATGTTCCGCCAAGGCCGAGCGCTCTGTTTCACCCTGGCGCGTCAGTTGGTCTCGCGCCGCCGTCACTGGGATGTTGATGTTCGGGTCATTCGGGTCCACTGGTTGTGAGGCGCCTTTTAACCGCTCTTGAATGAGCTGGCGCAAGCTCGCCACGAAGTCCGGTGACCAGATCCCTTGTGGTGCCTGTAATCCGTAATTGCCGAGGAGCCCACCACCAGCGCCCAACATGGTGGACGCGGTCAATCCGGTGCCTCCTCCTGTGCGTGCCCCTTCTGGTGGGCCTTCCGGCGTGAACATCCGTTGAACGAAATAGCCTTCATCGGTCCCAAACCGCCCCACTGCACTCAGCCAATAGTTGGGATCGTTCTTGACAGACGGATTGACGCCCGGTTGGGTCGCGGCCCACGCAATCAGTCGTCGCACATAACTGGGATCGTTTAGCGAGCCGCCGGTTGGCCGCGTCGTGGCTGGCGTTTCGACTTTGTTGGGGTTCGGCGAGTTCCACGAGCCGGTTTCGACCTTGGTCGGATTCGGCGAGTTCCACGGCCCGGTATCGTACGGATTGGGATAGCCGCCACCTGGCGGCACGCCAGGACTCGGCACGGTGCCCGGATCACCTGGTGCCGGTGGACCGGTCGGCGTGGTCGGCGTCGCGGGCGGCGTGGGATTTGACACGCCTGGATCGGGCCGTTCCGTCGGTACAAACTCAGCTGGTGGCGTGGGCGAGGCCGTTCCCACCCCTGGCGTGTCCAGCGGAGGCGCATCTCCGCCTCCTGCCATCTGATTGGTCACCCGCCGCCGCACCATGGCATAGGGATCCGTGGGATCGAACTGATCGGGTTCAAGCGCCATGGCTACACCACCTCAAACATCGCGAGCCCTTGCACCGAGGTATTCGCCGACGACGCCGTGAAATTCCCGTTGTCTTCCCGCGAGATCGTGAGACTCGTTGCGACCGTCAAGGGACTGTTCACAATGGCAACTCCGCTTACCCACGCCGCATTATCGTAGACCCGAATGGACGTGATCGTGGTGTCTTTGGCCATCAACGCGGTCGGCAACGCGATCCGCAACGCATTGTTCAGCGTCCCGCCCACCGAGGTCTGCACGAGATTAAAGAGTACGAAACACGTCTTGCCCACCAGCATGTATTTCAAGGCCGTGACATTTGTGGCGGCCACCGTCCAGATCATGCTCCCGCTGGCCGTGAAATTCGCGGCGATAAACGGGATGGGAATCCACTCGCCCATCGCGATCGTGCGTCCGCGTTCACTCACCGAGCCCGACGCGGTAATCGTTTTGTGCGTGCCGTCATCCGTGTGTTCCCGGTCGAAGGTCCCGGCAATCTGCGCAACCATCTCCGTGATCTGTTGCGCAATCCACCCGCCACCGGTTTTGGCCGCGCGAATCTCGGACTCCATCTCCGCGAGCTGCGCCGGATCGGGCGTCTGAATGAGCAACGACCGAATCTGCGGCAGGAAAGAGAGGCCGATCTTCATGCCTGCCTCGCCATGTGCTTGCCGATCGGAATGATGAGGCGGTCGAGCGACCAGGTGTTATCGATGGCGGCGGCATCGCCGAGTTGATGCCGCACGAAACTGACGCCACTGAGTTCCGAGCCTGGGAGGTCCACTGACACGCGGGTCTCCGCGCCGGTCGCCGTGAGCAACGCGGTCCCAGTCGAGGTCTGAATCCCGAAATCTGCCGTGGTTGTCAACGTTAAAGTCACACCCGTGGCGACTTTGGCGAGTAGCGTGGCGCTGCCGACTTCGCCATAGAATCCCGGGCCGCCCGGCTCGTAATCTTTCGTGACGATGTACGCCTGATAGGTCGTGCCGTTGTCGGTCGTGCCCGTGTCGGTTTTCCAGATTTGTTTCGCCGCGCCCGTCTGCCCGACATACGGCTTGAGGTCACGCGACATCGCCGCGCCGAGCGTATTCGCAAACATCACGGCACAGCGGACATTTGACCATTTGTCGCCGGTGGGAATGCGCGACCAGCCGCCTGATTGCACATCGTAGATCCAACCCTGATTCGGATCGTTGCCCGCCCCTGTGGCCCACCAGAAGTACACCTGACGTTTGTCGGTGTAGTAGACCACGCGGGTGAGCACTTTGGTTGCCGCGAGATTCATCGTGGCCGTGGGGCCAATAATATAATCTTCTACCCCGCGCCCGATGTACTCCAAGCCGGCGAGACTCCACCGGTACGGCCCCCGATGGCTCATCCAGTAGAGCGCCGCATTCCCGATCGCATCCTCCGCGCGCGCAATCGCGAGAGGATTCAAGGCCCCGATACTTTTGCTGATCGCTTCCGTGCGGTACGGTTGCTGCGTCGATCCGGTCGGTGTCAACTGGTGGACTTGCCGCGTTTTGAAGACGAAGAATGAGCCGACAATGGGACCGAGGAGGCCCGCCACATCGCCCGAATCATTTTCATCGAAGTCGATGATCGAATTGACCTGGGAGGTATCGACACGTTCGGCATCCCCGATGTCGCTCGAGCCGATGACGGCGGAAATCTCCAACCGGTTCTGTTTGTCGGTGGCCGTATACGACCCGAGGCCCAGGAGGCGATTCTGATCGGCGGCAATGAAGCGGTACGATTTCTGGACGGTGTACTTACCGGTCAAATCACTGAGCGTGTTACTGCTGTAGCTGGAGGTCGCCGCAGAGTCGTCATACGTGGTCGTGCCGATCGCCACAGTCGCAATCCGGTAGAACGTGATGCCGTCCGTTGAGCCTTCCACTTCCCAATGCGTTTCGCCTTCGCCGGCCACGGTGGGTTGGGTCACACGGACCGCGGTGCCGGCCCCTGATGGCGTGAAACTCACACTCGCCGAGGGTTCAGAGCGACGCACCGTGATGCCACCCACTTGCACCGTCCACCGGATCCGGTAATAACGCAGGATCGCGGAGACCGCCGATGCCCCGCCGGCAATAGAGGCAATCATCGAGCTCGGCCCAGCGCCCCCGGTGGCCACCATCGTAAAGACACCGGGTGGGGTAATCACTTGATTGGAATCGCCCAACACCATTGAGGTGGCGGCCGACGGCGAGGCCCGAATCGTGAAGTTCGTACTCGCGGCGGGCAAGGCCCCCGATCGATCTTCCGCTGCGAAGACCGCCCAGCACCGATCGGCGATACTCGTCACACTCAGGGTGAGCGAGGCTGCATTGCTATTGAAGGCGTCGGGAACGCCCGTCGTCGCGGTCCCTTTATAGGAGGTCGAACACCCGCCGACATTGCCGGTGCCTGTAATGGCGATCGTGTTCGCACCGCTCGTGGGATTGACCAGATACCACAATTGATACGTCCCGCCATTGTTGACCGTGGCGATCTGCGTCATCGCCACGGCGTTGTACGTCACGGCCGTGACACTGGCGGCATCGCATCGGGTCTGGACAATCAGAAGCGTCGCGCCCGCCGCACAGGTATGCGAGAACGTGGTGCCACCGCCATAGTTCAACGTGGCCGCCGCATCGAACGCGATGGCTGCGCCCGCTCCAGTATTGGCTGTTGTTGGGGCGGCTGGGGTCGCCAAGCCGCCTCGGCGCACGGTCGCCGCATCCCAGAAATGCATCCGCCCTTGCGCCGATTTGTACGCCAAGCCGAGCATCCCGTTGATGGACGCCGCCGTGAAGTCCCAGCCGTTCCCCGTGGGATTGTCCTTGAGGGTCGGGGCCGCAAACGCGGTGGTCCCCGCCATCCGGTTGATGATCGGTGTGCCTGAATCATCCACCGCCCACAGCTCGGCGAGTGTTTCATCCGTGCTCGGCACATGACGGAACAGCGAGGACACGACGCCAGTCATGGTCATGCCCGTGGTCGCAATCGCCGTCATACCGCCGCGTTTGTTGCCCAGCGTGGATTTGTAGAAATCCACATTCACGGCATCTTGCAGCTCGTTTTCTCCGATGGCCCAGGAGGGCAGATAGCCGTTGATGCCGCGGCGGACATTCGCGATGACGTGACGGCGTTTCTTGTCACTCACTTCTGCGCCGCCACGTCAGCCGCTTTTTTCTGCTCGTTGAAGGCGCGGAACGTGGCCCGGATCGCGAGGTCATCGCCCTTCTGCACATCCGCGATTTTGGCTGTGGCGTCGAAAAGTTGATACGGCCAGAGGTCGGTCACTTCCACGTACAGCGCCCCGACCGGCCGTGGCGCCCCATCCGCGACTTCCACAATCGCCGCCACCGTGCCGTCCTCGTTCAGTTTGGCGAAATGGCGAAAGGTCCGCTGTTCGGGTTCGCGGGAATTACTGAGGCGGCGATACGGGTTGACGGGATTCTCCATGCTAGGCTAGGGCGAGAAAGTAGACTCTATGAAAGAATTCATCTTCAGTTTTCTCTATGACGATACACGCCAGGCATGGATTCGTGTCTCTGGCGGCGCTCGAATAGAAACACCGGAAAGTTTGCGGGCACTTGCCGCGAATGCGCTTGAAGTCGCGGATGAAATCGAGCGCGCGATCAATCAACGCGAAGAAGCGAAAGCACGAGAACGCGAACTCGTAGCAACTTTCGGATTTTAAGCCGAGGGCATTCACCATGGATATTCCGCTGGGAACTGGCCGCCGAGTCGTGACCATTTCATCGCCGTGGGCCGCAGGGACGCGATCCGATCCGGGTCATCCAGAATGAAGGCGAGCAAGTCGTTCGTGCGTTTGGTGTAGTCGGCTCTGGCGACGCCCTGCCGCGTATCGTCGAGGTATTCGTATTCCTTGACCCGAATCCCCAGCACGATCAGATCGTGGAAATCGGTGGGCAGGAGCGGTTCATCCGTATTGTTCGCCAGATCAGGAATGGCGCGCGCGAAATCGACATAGACCGTCGTCGGCGCCGTCGGAATGGGGTAGAGTTCGATGGTCAGGTACCGCGAAAAGAGTTGCCCGATCGGAATCCGGGCAAGTTCAGTCCCGGCGGCTGCCGCATCATAGAGACTCACATACCCAGCCGCGACGGTGGTCCCGATGTAGAACCGATCGACTTGGATATAATCGGTTTGCACACTCGTGCCAGCCGGCGCACTCTTCACCGTGACACGGGTCGTGCCCACCAAGGTCGTCGTCGTATTGTCATAGAACGGAAAGCCGCCGAGTCGTGCCGCTTCGACGTTCACGACCCCGAGATCAGCACTGCTTGAGCTCGCCACCCACAAGCCGGATCCGGTGGTCGTCGGTTGGATCGCGACCTCCTGTTGCCCGACGACGGCATAGCGCAACGCATAGCCACCGGTATTTGCCTGTGCCGGATCGTCCAAGCGCAATTCCGCGAGCGGCACCTGCTCAAGTTTTTTGTTGTTCGTGCGGTCGGTGATCGCATGGATACGGCTGATGATCGGTGGAAGTCCCTGACGGGCATTCGCGCTGAGCGTCACGGGGACCACATCATCGCGAAGTTTCGTCAGGCCGGGGAGGGAGAGCACATCGCGATGCGTTTCGTTGGCCATCGCGGTGAGCCTGGTCGTGGTCGCGGCGGGCGGACTAGTCGGGTATCGAAGTCGTCGGTACGCATCAGCTAGCAGAGCCGTGAGATTCATTTGCTGTTGGCCGGTTCAAAGCGCACGGCCCGCCAGGTACTGGTGCCTGCCGTCGTCGATTCGCGGTTGTAGATCCAATAGCCTGCGGACGGGCTGCCCAGTCGTGCGACATGATTCATGACCAGCTCCGGTGTCCCCGCACCAGCCCCAGCCGTCGGCGCTGCCGCGACAAACGTGAGGCCGTGCTTGTCCTTGAAATTGTCGTTCGCCATTTGTTATGGCATTGTTATTCCCCGATGGACATGGCGAGCGGCCCGACGTGCGTCGCTGACGGCCGCTTCTCGTACGCGTCCCCGTGCGTCGTCCGATCTTCCCGGTCGATGACATCGAGCGCCGCAAACTCCTTGACCTTCTGGTATTCGACCTTCATCGGCATGACCGTCGTGGCCTTGTCGCCGAGGATATGGCGCAACAAGGCACGCAGGGATCGGAACTGCTGCCGGTTCTCGGTCGTGAAAAACGGCGTGGGCATGCGGGTATCTGGGTCAGTCGGGCCACACCACCGAATCCGCTCGAGTTCGCGCGTGGTCCGGTTGAACACCGGCTCAATACAGAGCGTGACCGTGGAATCGTCATTGAGCTCCACGGCGTATTCCGGCGCCGTTTTGGCGAGGAGTTTCTCGCGCACGTCGTCGATGAGCAGATTCATCAATTCCACTTCCTCGCGGTCCATCCCGTGGAGCTCGGGCCGCTGCGGGAAGGGCATCCACACATCACACTTCAAGGGCGGCATCGGAAAATCTTTTTCGCCGCGCGGATTGAAGACCGAGGCGAGTGGCGCGGATTGATTCGACTTCCGCCGTGTCTGTTTCAGTTGTTCGCGCTGGACGAGATGCGCCTGCTGCTGGAGGTCGTGATTCTCCTGGGTGATGCGCGCGAGGCGGTCGAGCACTTGCGCGAGGGTGACTTCTCCCTCTATGCCGTCATTGCGGTCTTTGGCCATAAGGTAACTTCTCTCTGCTCGGCGCACCACGTGCGCCACAAGGTTCTGTACTGCGCTTCAACAGCGTCGACGTAGCCGCTCATGATGGGTGAGGCTTTCATCGTCTCCCGAAGCGTGCGCCGAATCTCGGCGAGCCGATCACGGTCCGTCGTGACGAGTGCCACGGCTTTCTCGATGTACGCGTCACGCGTCGTGGTCACGCACTCACTCAGACCCAGGGTGGTGAGAAACGACGCCGAGGCGCGCTGGATCATCCGTGGTCCCAGCCACGTCACGCACGGCACCCCCATCCAGAGCGCCTCGAGCGTCGACACCCCGCCCGTTTGCGGCCACGGATCGAGCGCGAGATCCACCTGGCCATAGGACAACATGTGCGCCTTGTGTTCGGCTTGGAAGTCGAACGAGATGCGTCCGCGATAGTCGTCGAGCGCATCGGCGATCCGCGTGCGGACATTCGGCGAATAGTCCGCGCCTTTGAATTGGATCTGGGCCTCGGGGACGCGCGCCATGAGCTCACGCCACACCGAGAGACAGTCGGCGTTCAGTTTCATGGCGCGTTGAAACACGCTGAAGACGGGGACGCGCTCCGGGTGCAGACACGGCAACTCCGTAGCTTCTGGCAGATCCGGCCGCGGCAGATAGCTCAGGACGGACGGCAAATCCACGACCCGTTCCGCCATCTGCATGCGGACTTCCGGCGGACAGACGATGGGATCCGCGAAGATGACATCGATCGCCGGCGAGGCCGTCCCGAGGACGTAGCCCCACGCCTGCACCTGAATGGGCGCCGGTTTGTACGCGAACGTCAACAGTCGGTTGTTGCCGGTGTAGCCCGACAGGTCCACCAGGATATCGATCTGATCGGCGCGGATCGTGTTGGCGAGCATCATGGCGGACCAGCCCGAGGCATCGATGAAGTGATCGCCGTACCGGTCCATCCAGAGTTTCGTCCGATGGTCGTACCGTTCGCGCTCGAGCACCGAATAGAACACCGGCTCGATCGCGGGCGTGTGTTGCGTCACGACTGGGGTAAACGCAATCGCCGCTGAATGGAACATATAATCGCCACTCACGTAGCCGACACGGATCCGTTTGTCAGGGTCCGGGTCGTTCTCATGCGGTTGGCGCTGCTGGTAGGCGGCCGAGCCGTACCGGTACCACCAGTCGCGCCGTACCGCCCTAGCCTCGGCTTCGGTCGTCTCGAGCTGCGCATCCACGAGGAAGATCAGATGTTCTTGGGCGGGGTACAGATTCCCATTCAGCCCGAGCGCCTTGCGATGCCAATGTACAGCCTTCTGGTAATCGCCATCGTTCATGTAGGCGTCGCCCAAATGCATGGCGGTCATGTCGCGTCGGAAGCCGCGCGCCCAGAGTTTCAAGAGCATCTCCTGGGCGAGCGGCCATTGCGACATGCCGCCATATTTTTCCGCCTCTGCGATCAGGCGCTGATCTTCCGGGGTCGCGTTCGCGAGTTCGGCCTCGTTCATGGCGCGATTCGGAGGTCAAGCGCGACGAATTGCCCATCCACGTTGGTCTGCAAGAGAAAGCCAATCGCCTGCCCCGTGATGAGCGTCCCTGCCGAACTCACCCCGGTGAAGCCGCGTGCACGGCCCGCTGTCGACGAGACCCCATCCGCCCACGTCGCGATCGCATTGGTATCGCCCCCGCGGATCGGACAGACGCCCCACGTTTGAATCCAGCCGTACTGCGTAATCGCAATCGGATAACACGCCACGCCGACGACGACGCCGGTCGCCGTCGTCACGGGGGCCTGAATCACACCCGCATATTTGTTCGCGATAAGCGAGACGGTCGACGTCGCCGTGATCGCCACGGTGAGCGCATCATCGTCGTAGAGGGTAAAGGCCCCGGTGGCGCCAGTCGACACGGCGGGATGGCTCTTGATTTGGTATTGCAAGCCCTGGCCGGCGCCGCTCGCGACGATCAGATACCCCTCGTTGTAGAACCCCGTCGCAACCGTCGATCCACACGTCAGGCTGATGAGCGTCGCCCCGAAACTCGTCTGACTGGTCGTGTTGACGGCGCGTGTTAGATGGCCGGCGACCGTGGCGGGCGATTGGATGACTTCGCCCGCCACGAGTGCCACAGCGCCATTGAGCACGTAGCGGAACACGCGGCCATCTCGGGTATAGCCGCGGGTTCCGAGTTCGAATTGCTCGGCGGCCGATGAGATGAAATTCGTGCCGCCGAGCGCGACATCCTGTGAACAGAGCAGCGCCATAAGTGCTTTCTTTCCTACACTATGGCGCGATACGGAGGTCAATCATCACATACTGGCTCAGGATTCCAGCCTGCATGAGATAGCCGACGAGCTGACCCGCGCCGGAGATGAGCGAGGCCGCTGTTGCACTGGTGATGCGTCCCGCCGTCGACCCGATCGCGAGTTGCGGCGTGCCGATGACACCCGTGTCACCGCCGTTGCAAGCGGCCGGTCCCCACGTCTGGAGCCAGCCGTATTGCGTGACGGCAATCGGATAGCACGCGACGCCTGCGACCGTGCCCGTCGGCGTCGTCACCGGCATCTGGATCACGCCGTTGTACTTGCTGGCCAGGAGCGAGACCGTGGACGTGATCGTGATGGCGACGGCGAGGCCGTCTTCGTCATAGAGCGTGAAGACGCCCGTCGCGCCTGTGGAGACCGCCGGATGGCTCTTGATCTGATACACGAAGCCCTGACCGGCCCCTGACGCGACGCAGAGATAGCCGTCGTTGTAGAACCCTGAGGCGACGGATGATCCGCACGTGAGGGTGATGGCCGTGGCGAACTGCGCGACCAGACTCGTCGTGTTTACGGCGCGGGCGAGATTGCCGGCCGCGATGGCGGGGCTTTGCATGACATCGCCTGTCACGGCCAACGTCGCGCCGTTCAGGACGTAGCGGAAGGCGCGACCGTCTCGCGTATAGCCGCGGGTGCCGAGATCGTACTGCGCGACGGCGGTCGTCACGAAGTTGCTGTTGCCGATGGTGACATCTTGTGAGGAGAGAATGGCCATGTGAATTCTCCTCTCACGAAATCGTGGTGACGACGCCGAGGCGTCGCGGGTTGTCGGTGATTAAGTTCCCTATTGTCAACACTTTGAACACATCGTAGAACGCGTCTGCCGGTCGCACCGCGGCCTCGCCTTTCATCCACTGCATGTACACGAATTTCAAATTCCTGTTGTTCAAGATGTAGGCAGTCGCGGCGGGACAGAACGGGTCATACCCGATGGGGATGTCTTTGAACATGATGTTCTGGCCCTTGAAGCCGCGGACTAATTTGTCGCTCGGCTCTTGGCGGACCAGCCGTTCGATCGTCGGCGTGAGTCCTTCGTAGCCCTCGAACACGGTCTGCGTCGTGACCATGAACGTGGGGTTTTGTTCGCCGATGCCGTTCGAACAACTGTTGTACGAGTTGGTCCAGCTCGCCAGAATGTTGTTGAACGCCGTGCCCGTGTTCGATCCGGTGATCTGCTGATTGCGGAAGAACGTATAGGTCGCGCGATTGATCAAGCCGACCGTTCCAGTCGTGGGCGTCGAGGACACGAGGAGTTGCACGCCGCCGAGTTCTTTCCCGGCCGTGCCCGTGCCGTCCGAGAACATCGACTGATTGACTTTCTCTTCCATCGTGTTCTTGAGGTTCGTGATCTTGCGCGCTTCGACATCAAACTTTCCGGCCCCTCCGGCGCTAATGCCGCGCTCAAAGTCGGACATCGGGACATCGCCGCCGATGAACTTCCACGAATACTCGGCGTTGTCGAAGGTGTCCGGCAACGAGATCAGGAGCTGCTCGAGCGAGCTCATGAACTTCACGTTGGGATTGAGGGCATATTCCAAATTGCAGCGGACGACCGTGCCGTTCTGCTTTTCGAAACTGCCGTTGGCACGCAACTGCTCCAGGAGCCAGTGGCGCTGGAAGATGTTGTCGGTCGGGTCCGAGGGGACATAGGCTTCCCACGCGAACGCGACGTTCTGCCCGCTATTGATGGCCGTCCAGAGGTACCCATCCGGCGATTGCGTGATCGCGGTCGGGATGAGTCCCAGGAGGCTTTTGATGTACATGCGGCCTCCGAATGACTAACGGGTTACGCCGAGGCTCCCGCCCGTTGCTCCAGAAATTTCGCGAGTTCTTTTTCGGTGCGGGGCCGTGTCATGGGCGAACTGCCGGACCCGGCCCCATTGGCCGTGTTGGCGTTCGCCTTCCGTCGCATTTCCTCGGCCGCCGCCGTCTTGGCGGATTCCGTTTCTTGCGGGGCCACGATCTGTTCCCGCACTTGCAGCGCGGCATCCACCACATCCAGCTGCGGATCCGCGTCCATGAGCGCGCTGACTTTGCTCCAGAGGGCTTGGGATCGCGCGTCGGGTTGTCCCTTCGCATCGATCGTCGCGCCCAGGATCTTCGTCGCGCGATTCATCACCGTGTCCGCTTGCTGAGTGAGTTGCTGCTGCACTACCCGGCTTTGCTGATCCACGAGACTCTGCTGATGCGCATCGCGAAGAGGCGCCAGTTCTTGACGTACTTCCGACACGGCTTTCCGCACGGCGTCGGCGACGATGGCTTGGACGCGTTCCGCGCCGTAGGTCGCAATCTGCCGCCCGTTCCCGTCATCGACAACGAGATCGGGATCGGACAGATTGGCCTGTGGCTTCGCGTGGCCATTGGCGCCAGTGATCTGCTGAAAGCGCGTCCCGAATTGCGGATGCGTGGCAAGCGTCTGTCCTAACGTGACGTAGAACGCGACTGGATCGCGCTCCATGTCCTGGTAGAACTTCACGACACTTGGCCCATGCTCGGGCGTGATATTCCGCGCCCACCCAAAGGACTGATTCCACTGCGCATCGCGTTCGGTGAAGGCTTTCGTGCGGGTGTTCTCGAGGATCGTTTTGTGCTGTTGAAACGGAATCGGACCAGGTTCGGCGGCGGCGGGCGCACCAACAGGCGTGGCTGAGACCGGCTGCGCTATGGCGGCAGAGGCCGGCGTCGCGGGCTCAGCGGATTCCTGCGTGGCGGCGACTTGCTCAAACGCCTCCAAGGCGGTGAGGGGTCGCTGGACCGGAGCGGGCGCGGGAGACGCCGGCGTTGTGGTAGCCGGACTTGGGGTACCTGTCGTCTCGGGCGGCGTCGCGGTCGTGGGTTCGGGTTCCATCGGTCCTCTGCGTTCGTCTGGTGAACGCGTCCCATTTGATTCGTCTGGTGAATCACCCCGAAAGTAAGGACATAAACAAAAAGGCCATGAGACTCTGGCAGGCCCCCCTGCCAAATGCTCATGGCCTTCGTCCATGTCCTTCTGTGTCGTTCCTCGCGCCCTGAAGGGTGGGCGTGTCAGCGGGTTATAAAGCCGCTCGAGCGAGAAACGTCAACGTCGATCTATCTCATGAGATCCCCGTAACCGCGCCGAGTCGACGCGGATTCATCACAACGGCGCGACCTTCGAATCGCCAGCCGCTCCCATCGTTCCACGAAAGCCCGTTCGGATTGAGAAAATAGATGGTGTCCTGTTGGCAATACTTGCTGTAAATGATGCGGTGGCCGCGAAATGAGAGGTACTGAGTTACATCACGTTCGTCGACTTTCCACTTCGGGATCAGCGCGGCCGGAATCGCGGCGGCGGCGCCGATCGTGGCGATGGCTTTGAGAAACGTGCGGCGATTCATGGACAATGGCCTCGCATGGCGGCGCCCAGCCAGATCCCGAGCGTGAACACCGCCGACAGCCACACGGTATCCATGACCTGGCGCCGAAAACTCTTCAGCCGTTCCGTGGCTTTCCGATCCGTGTACTCGCTCACGGCTTCTCGTCCTTGGGCGGCTCGGGCGGCGCGACATCCAGCCCGCACAGTCCGCAGTACTGCTGGCCGGACGGTCGCGTATTCACCCACGGAGTCGCACAGGCACAGTAGCGCATCAGACGCCCTCGAGCGGGAGTTCCGGTTCCTGCAAGTCTCGGAGTTGCGTCGCGATGTCGATCAGAATTTCTGCGGTCAGGGCATGGGCCGCCAGTTGGCCATTGGCGATGTAGGAGGCATTCGCCATCTGATGGCTCTTGAGGACTTCCTCGGCGTGCGTGATGGCTTCATCAGGCGTCACTGCGGCGCTCTCCAGTCGAAAAAGTCACGCGGGGAGGCCACCGCGGATATGCGTATCCATTCGTGCGCCACGATGCGCCGCGCCTTTTTTCGGTGCTTGTCGCGAATGAAATATCCATGGCGTATGACGCGCTGCCGAAAATTCGCCATCGTTCTGACCAGTTGTTCGGTCTTATGTGATCGCATATCGAAACCCGCCGTGGCCTCAATGTCGCTCATGACGACATCCCCCGCATAGAACTCCAGGGTGCGCTTGCCTGACGGCCACTCCACGATGAGACCCCCGATGGCCTTCTGGACATCAAGGCGCTCATCGATCGGTCGCTGCCACTCGGTGAGTTCGATGTACGGATCCGCTTCAGCGGGCGTCATAGTCCTTGTCGTCATCGGCATCCGTGAACAAGTCGCGATTCAGTGTCTGGATCGCTGTGGTGAGCATTGCCTCGAGTTTCCTCCGCGCCAGATCGTTCAGGTCGCACGGTGCATCCGTCGATGGCTCGATCACGACGGGCTCCGACGGCAACGCCTTCCAATCCATCTCGCTCATGAGACTTTCTTGAGATAGAAACAGGCGCTGGTCGCGGTGATGTGCGTCACATATCCATGTTCGTCTTCATAGATCTTGAACGGTTGTTGTACGGGTGCCGGCTCTGGCGTGAGGCGCGTGATGGCTGGCGCAATGGCGACGCCGAGCAGACGACTGAGAAATCCACGGCGTTTCATGATGAATGCAGATTTCGAGTGAACCACCAACAGATATCAGACCATGACCACGACGAATCGGGCGCCATGCCGTCGCGAATGGGTGTGACGCACAACCAACGATTCAATCGATCACGTTCGCGCGAATCAGGCGTCATGAGACTCTCTTGGGATCGTAATCCTGCACGGCTTCATAGAAGGCTTCCGCGGCAGTCGGTTCCCGGTACTCCCGATTCAGGCCCACAAATTCTCGACAGCCACACGCTGCCGAAAAGACGCGATCGGTATCCGCGTTTTTGCCGATGACATCCGCGCCGCATTTGCTGCAATGGAGGCCGAGCTGAAAGTGCGCGGCGAAATCGTTCATCTGACGCAGCCACTCTACAAGACCTGGACGGAGTTCCACACGCTGCCGTGTCGTCGAGGGTTTCCCGTCGAGATTCACGATCCCGTTGGGCGTCCAGATGGCTGGGCTCGGCTTCGGCATCACCACTTTCGGCCGGATGTTTGAATCCAGCCGTACTGTCCTTTTTCCATCCGCGAAATCGCCACGCCAAGGATTGTCCCATCCTCGCGCTCACAGAGATGACCTTCAGAGAGTCGCCGGTCTGCGCGGTAGTACCGATAGCGGCGGCCATCAGGACCAATGGCCAGCGCCCCGACTTGATGCTCGGGCGATGGCTCACTGGTGGTCTGAGACAAGACGAACGCGCTGAGCGGAATAGTGCCGAGGCGCGCGAGAAAATCACGGCGCTTCATTACTCCACCCACGGCCCTGACCCATTGGCGGCGGTCCCCGGTTTTCGGTTCGGCGTGTCGGACGCCTGATCAGGTCCACGAATGACAACGGCCCCATGTGTCTCTTTGGCAGCACGACGCCGTTCACGTCGCAAATTACTCAAAATCGGCGCACAGCTCGCACAGACGGGTCGCTGTCGAAAATAGATGAGCGAAAAGTCCGCTTGCGGCTGTTCGCAATACGGACAGAGATCGTCGTCACCGAGATCGCCGCGTTCGAGCGGGGTGGTCATCGCAACATCCACCGAACATGAATCCACACGATGAGCACGGCATAGGCCCACAGCGCCGCCGCGAGGACGTTCGGCCAATTGTCCGCGAGAGTCTGCATCACGTGCGTGACGTGCCGATACCGCCATTTGTAGCGGAGCGCTTCCAGTTTGCCCCGCTGCCATTCGGCGTCGGGCGTACAGGTCGTGCGATAAAGTTCCCGATAGATCGGAGTCTCTTCGTGACCTTCATGGCGCAGTTCGGCATCCGTGAGCAATTCGCGGATCGTTTGCGGCGGCTGTTCATAGCGCCAGCGCGGACGCCACGCGGCGGCATCCCGTCGGAGACGCAAGAGTCGGATCGTCATCTTGTCGTCGCCGCGCAAGCCGAGACGTTCCAAGCGCGTCCGCATATTCAGGCCGGGGTTTTGGCGAGCACCGCGGCCGTTGCGGCCACGACGCCATCGACGGCCGCATCGAGTTCCGCTTGCGTCATGACATGGGGTGGCAATTTCCCGATCACCTCATGGAGGGCTTCCAGGGCTTTCGTCAAATCTGCGACGGTCTTCATCAGGAGCTCCACGATCGTTTCAAGCGAGGCGACTCGTTGGTCCAGTGTCCACACCGTGGGACCGAGCAACGTCTGTGTCTGAATCTCAGCCTTGGGTTTTGCCGGCCGGCGCGGCGGCATATTGCGCCACTCTACACCCACTTACCGATTTCGTCGTCGATATTCCTCCACCTCAGCCGGGGTCAATTCCCCGGCCGTGAACGTCACATGCAGGGGATCATCCACCACAACTTCCCCGCGGGCCGCGCCGTTCCGGGTCGCCAGGACTTCCGCATCCTTCAGCCACTGGACGCCGCCCGTCGAGCTATGGCCGGACGCGTCGTCTTTGATGCGGTACCCCTTCTCCTTGAGCCAGCGCCGATGATCCGCGCGAGACCGGAAGCGCATCGGGTGCTTTTCCCCGTTGTGAGAAACGAGGTCGATTTCGTCGCCCACGACGTTCGGCGGCTTGGTGACCCACGCGCGATACATCGGCGCTCCACAGTTAGGACACGGCGGATCATTTGTCTGGACTGGTTCCAAGCAATCCAGCGTGATCCAGCTACACGCCTTACAAATCCGGTCGTACGTGGGCATTTCAGGGTCGGCCCGCCATCTTGCTGACGCGCGACCGGATCGTGCTCCGCAACGCAGCATCCCGTTCATGTTTCATCTGCATATGGCGACCCAATGGCGTCTCCTGATTGCCTCGCATGGCCCCGATGGAATTCATGATCTTGAACGGGACCGCGCTGTCGGCGCCGTAGCGGGCTTTCAACTTGTCTTCGAGGAAGGCGGGCATTTTTCATCTCCCAGTCACTAGGGCGAATCTCACGACATGTTCAGACGTGGCCAACGTCTGCGCGATAAAACGGACTGACTGACCGGCAGCCGTACGTCGCCGTATATCGGCTAGTAATTGCTCGTTGGATTTATCGAGCGTGTCATTCGCGACTTGTTCTCGCCCCGCAGCAAGCGCGACCTCTTCCGATGCTGCCACAAGTTCGTCATCCGTCATGTCACGTACGGACTTCATTGAACCATCTGCGCGCTGACGGGTGGAATTTGCGGTTGCTGCGGTACAGGCGCGATCGGTGGCGCCCCCGGCTGTTGCCCCGTGATCGCCGCCTGATGCTTCTCGACCAGATCCGCTTTGTTCGCCGCCCCGCCATGCGGCTGCTGTTTCGCGCGTTCCTGGGCTAATGCGATTGTGAGTTCAGGCGAGGGCGTCGGCGGGAGTTGAATTCCTAGTTGTTTAAGTACGACCTGGACTTCGGGCATTGCGAGGTCCGTCGCTTTCAACGCGAGCGACACATTCGGATGCGGAGGCGGTGGAGGAGGTGGGGGTTGGGGGGCGCGCACCGTGCGACTCGGATTGAATCCGAACAACAAGGCGCCGCGCCGCGCCACAAACCCCAAATCGATCCAGCCACTCTTCGCCATGAAATTCACGAAGTCCGTGAATTCCTTGCGCAACGTCGCCACGTCCATCGTGAGCTGCGAATCCGGATGCGCCTCATAGGCGCAATTGACGCGGAGATGGGCATTCGTGTACGCCGTCAGGACGCGCGCCCCGTCCTGGCCGACCAGATCCACGTACCCAGGTTGTGTCAGAAATTGCATGAGGAGGGCATCAAATTTCTGAGCACCCTTGAGGAACCACCGTAGCAAATCGCTCTGTTCTTTTTTCTGTCGCGCCGAGACATTCGCTTGCACGGTCGCCACTTCGGTCGCGGAATGGACCGTGCGGTTGTACGCGCCGGCCTGATTCGCCCCGATGCCGAGCGTTTCCTGAATCGCGCGATCGAGTTCCTGATCGGACGCGACATCCGATTGCGCTTCGGTGAGATGCGGGATTTCTTTGATCAGCGTCGGGAACCGCAGAAAGGTCGCGTCATCGACGGCGACGCCTTGCCCCGTGTCCATGTTCTTGAGCCGATCGATCGCTTGGGACGCTGACACCGGATGCACGAAGCGCGGGATGTTCGCATCTTTCCGTTTGATGTCCCGATTCATGTCGGTGTTCTTGATCCGCACCAGGGGATCCGTAAACGCCGCATCAGGAGGCACATACGCGGTGTCGGACGCCACGCGGAGCACGAGCGGATGCAAGGGATTCCCGATCAGGGATTCTTTCGAGAGCCGGCCATCGGGTCCAATCGTCTGGTACGGCGAGTTGCGATAGATCGCGGGCCGATCCTTCAATCCCTCGACCAGCACGAGTCGCCGCATCACCTGCGAGTTCGCGATCGTCGGGTCGAAGTAACAGGCGTAGGGCCAGATTTCCACGCCTTTAATGAGCGCCCTTTTCCCCGTGCCCTCAAGCGCCCGATCGCGTTCAGAGGTCGAGAGCATCTCATCGCGCGAGACCGTGCCCGTGAAATCCGCCGGGAGGTTGTAACTGCGCCGCGCTTGTTCCGTCAGCGGCTCCACGAATTCCATGGCGAGATAGGGCGCCTCATCGAAATTCGTCGAATGGAAATCAGAAGGCAGCAAGCCTTTCTCCGCGGAGAAGCGGTACCACCGCCAGCGTTCATTCACCACGACCGGTTGCGGGGCCGGAACGGGGGGCGTGCCGAGCTGCAGAATCGCCCCAGGCTGCGGCGTCGGGGTCGTCGGGGCGTCAGCGGGCGGATACGCGACATCCGACTGATAGCAGATTTTCGTCCACCCGATCCCCGAGGTTTGGAAGACATCGAACAACGCCTCGTTGACCATCAGGTCGGCATTCGCCTCGTCCAACTTTTCGGCGAGGACGGCGCGTTTCAGATCGGCAATGGTGTCGCCATCGGCCGGCTGGCCCGTCTGCGGATCCATGAGATTCGCGAGTGGTTCACGGGGCGTGAGGATCAGTTCGGGGAGGCGGGCCCACAAGAGCGCTTTTTTCTGTTCGGTGTTCCGAAAGTGGAGGTTACTGTTGATTGAGTTGCCGGCATTCTCTGGAGGAAAATAATTGGCGAGGTAGGTTCTCCAACGATCTGATTCCCTCTTTCGACGCTGACGATCCAATTCAATCCGTCCCCACCAACTTTTTGTCTCCTCGGGAGACATCGGGAGGTCTTGCTGATTTGACGGCGATCCCTCAAGTCCGTACGCCATCAGCGGGCTCCGAACAGATCGAGTTGGTCAGCCGCGCTGATCGTCTTGAGATGTGAGAGATCGTGGTCTGGTACCTCCTCAATCGAACTACCACAGATCCGCGCCGTCTCTGCTCGACATAACGGATGCGGACCGATCCACAGCTCGCCGAACGCGCACGCGAGTTTCCCATCGATAGTCGTATTCGGCGGCCGTTTCGCCTTCGTCATCAGCTAGCCTTCGGGATGGATTCAAAATATTCCGCTGGCGCGTCAGCGGATTCGACGGTCACAAGGCAACTGGTTAAAACTGTTTTCAAGACGCTGCCAGCTAATCGCGCTTCGCCTTCCTCGCGATAATCACGGCCGATAAACACATGCTCATCCTTGGCGGACCGTGGATACGGGTAGACGATGAGCAGTTTCCAGATCGTCATCAGCGGGCCTCACCGAAGCGTCGTCCGTCGCCCATGTTGCCTTCCGCCATCAATTCGGCCACACGCGCCGCTGGCGTTCCAGGTGGCGGCGGCTCGTTCGCAATCACCATCTCAGGCGCCGGTTGACTCATCACCGCAAACCGCAACGCGTGGAGCGCCGGGCTGTACGTCGCGAGTTCGTCCGCGTGCGTGTCATCGCTCAACCCGCTCGCCAGTCCGCGAATCAAGTGCTCGCACGTCGAATCGATCGTCAGCCAGGGCACGCCATCGGGCGCCGGCCGCAAAAATCCGCGTACGCGTTGCCAGCCGTTGAACGTGTCGGGATCCGCCTGCACGAGCGGCACGCCGTTCAACGCGAACGTCTCCGCGATACTTTGCCCGATAAATCCGCGCGTCTCCTTCCTGATTTTCTGGAAACACTCTTCGTTCGCCACGGTGTACGCGATGCGATTCTCAGTCAGACAGAGCGCTCGATCGCGTTGATGAATTTGCGCGCAGAGGTCTATTTCAAGCACGTGCGTGAACGCGAGTTCACTGATCACGTTGACGTAGTGATTCGGCTTGACCCTAAACCAGAGACAGACGCCGGCGTGCTGCCCGGTCGGCGCCGCGTAGCCAAATTGCAACGATCGGAAATAGGTGGAGCGCGTGATCATGCGGCGTGTTTCACGACATGGAGCGTTCGATCGAAACCCGGGAAAAATTGCATCGGAAAGCGATCCCAGCGTCCCCACCGATACGCTTCGCGGACTTCTTTCGGCAGATCCGCGAGGAACTTCACGTACGTCTTTCTGACAAACGGATTGTCGTCAAGGATGGCGGGCAGGTACAGATAGGCATCTGGGTTGTAGTCGGGATATTCGATGGGATCGCGCGTCTTCGTCATGAACAGGTCTTGAATCCACGGCCCGCTCCCTGGATTAGTGCCGGCGAGAATCATGCCCTCCCAGCCATCGTCATTGTCTTCGCGGCCAGCGCGCGAGGAGATGCGCACGAACATGTCTTCTTCAAACGTTACCAACTCATCGAAGACGATCAGGTCGTACGCGAGGCCCAGCCAGATTTTCACGTCACTCGGGTGCTGACAATGCCCCATCTGCACATACGAGTTGTTGTCAAATTCCAATCGCTTTTCTTGGGCGAGCCAACGCGCATTCACCGTGTCGGCTTCCCCGATCGCCTTCATGATGTGGTGCTTTTTCAGCTCTTCGATCGTGCGGCGTAGGATCAGGACCGCGAATTTCTTGTGCGTCTGGCAGAGATGGTAGGACTCCCACCGCAGCGCCTCGCTTTTGCCGCCGCCGAGCGCTCCGCCGTAGAGAATCTTTTCGTACTGCCCGCTCAGGATGGCTTCGTGGAGCTCGGTTTGTCGCGGCAATGGGAGGTACACGAGTTTTTTGTTGACGTACATCCCAGCCGCGAGTTGGCGATCGGCACAGGGCGGATTTGGACAGATCCAGGCCTTTTTCAACTCGAGGACGGCGTGTTTTTCGAACTCGGCGCCG